TCTTAGTGGAAGTGATGAAACAAAAAATAATATATTCCAAAATGTAAAGGTAACAGGATTTAGTTATGCTGTTGAATCTGTATGGGATGTTAATAATAATACATTTGATAAATGTACATTTGATGTCCTAGGGTACGGAATTACATTTGGTAAAGGTATGGTTATAGGTACGTCAGGAAAATTAACAGGTCCATCAAAGAACATGTTATCAAATTGTTCTTTTTCTAACATAAACAAGCAAGCTATCTATATCGAACAAGGTGAAAACAATTTGAGTCAGTCAAACAAGTTTTCATTGTGTGGTAATGAAGCAGGTACAGAAGGACAGCCTCAAACCAGTGTTATAAATTTTAACAAAAACAAGAACGATAGTGTAAACGACTTTTTTGCAAGAACACCAGCTTTGTCTTATTCACAGGAGTTTATTAATAATGTTGCCTACATTCCAGAAGTAGAAGGTAACAGTATATACACACAAGGATATCATAGTGTAATCAATATAACTCAAGGTTCAAATATAAAAACTTTTAAACTACCAGGCAACGAACACCAGTCATTTGATATAGACTACTTAATTACTGCTACAAATTTTGAAGCAGTGAGAAGCGGTACCCTTAGTATCACTCAAGAAAACTTTGGTACCCCAACAGTCAGCGTTATAGATGAATATAATTACAGCGGAGACTCTGCTTATGAAGACGATATTAGTTTCTCTGCAACTGTAATTGATGAAAATGCGGACTTGACAAACGAAACTATTTCTGTTACAATAACTAGTACAAATTTGATAGCAGAAATGAAATTCACTATAAGATGTAAACAAAGTAACATAATCTAAATGTTCAACTTTAAAAAGTATGAAGATAGATTAGCCTCCTGGAGTAGTTTTCGCGAAGTTTTAGAAACAAGCAAAGATCCAATCCAAGAAGCTATAGACTATTACGATAGTGCTCCTAGGGTAAGTATAAACACCGATCCTTGGGACCAGAAGACTTGGCCTACACCTTGGGAATTAGTTGCTGAAAATCAATATTGTAATTTTTGCATACTACTAGGGGTGTGCTATTCTTTACAGTTAACTAAACGTTTTACTGGTAAAGAGTTTGAGATATATATTGGTACAAACATTGAAAAATCAAAAACAATGTACGTGCTGCAAATAGGAAGTGATGTTGTTACCGTAGAACAAAACGGAAATGACGTTAAAAAACAAACAAATAGTTTATACAAAATAACTGTCGAAAAACATTATACGATGTCTAAGCTACACTAAATATAAAATTAGAAAGAGGTAAAAATGTCAAACGGAATAAACATCAACATTGTCAAACGCACGGGTCAAAAAGAAGAACTTAATATAGACAAAATTCATAAGGTAGTAGAATTTGCGTGTGAAGGACTAGCTGGTGTTAGTAGTAGTCTAATTGAAATGAATGCAAACATCCAATTCTATGACGGAATGAGTACAGATGAAATACAAGAAATATTAATCAAAAGTGCTAACGACCTCATTAGTTTAGATACACCTAATTATCAATATGCAGCGGCAAGATTGTTATCTTATGCAGTATATAAACAAGTATTTGGCGGCTACGATAAGATTATTCCTCTAAAGGAAATGATTGAGCTTAACATTAAACGAGGTATCTATGATGAAGCAATTTTAGATTCTTATAATGATGAAGAACTTGCTAGATTAGATTCATACATGCATCACAAACGCGATGAGAACTTTACCTATGCCGGACTTCGTCAAGTGGTTGACAAGTACCTTGTTCAAGATAGAAGCACCGGAAGCCTTTTTGAAACACCACAGTATATGTATATGATGATAGCCGCAACTCTGTTTGCTAACTATCCTAAAGAGGACAGATTATATTATGTAAGGAGATACTACGATGCGACCTCACTATTTAAAATCAATATCCCAACGCCGGTCATGGCCGGAGTGCGTACTCCAGTTAGGCAGTTTGCCTCTTGTGTGCTTGTTGACAGTAACGACACGCTCGATTCGATCTTTGCGTCGGACATGTCCATCGGTAGATACACAGCTCAAAGAGCTGGTATCGGTATTAACGCAGGACGTATCCGAGGAGTCAATGCAAAAATCCGAGGAGGAGAAGTTGCACACACAGGAATAATCCCGTTCCTAAAAAAGTTTGAAGCAACGGTACGTTGTTGCACACAAAATGGTGTACGTGGCGGATCGGCTACTACACACTTCCCGTTTTGGCATCAAGAGATTGAAGACATTCTAGTACTGAAAAATAACAAAGGCACAGAAGACAATCGTGTGCGTAAGTTAGATTATTCAATTCAACTTAATAAAACAATGTATGAAAGATTACTAGCTGGTGGAGAAATAACTCTTTTCTCTCCACATGATGTGCCCGGACTATACGAAGCATACTTTGGTGACCCAGATGCTTTCAAAGAGTTGTATGAAAAATATGAACGTGCAACAAGTATCAAAAAGAAAGTTATTCCAGCAATGGAATTGTTTAGTGCATTAATCAAAGAACGTGCAGAAACAGGACGTATCTATATCATGAATGTTGATCATTGTAATACACACAGCTCATTTAAAGATACTGTGTATATGAGCAACTTGTGCCAGGAGATTACACTTCCTACCAAACCTTTAGAACATATTGACGACGAAGAAGGCGAAATTGCATTGTGTATTCTTAGTGCAATCAATGTAGGCATACTTAAAGATATTGATGATCTAGAAGAACTATGCGAATTGGCAGTACGGGCATTAGAAGAAATTATTGATTACCAAAAGTATCCTATCAGGGCGGCTGAAATCAGCACAAAAGCAAGACGTTCGCTTGGTGTTGGCTACATAGGACTCGCACATTATCTTGCAAAGAATCATGTAAAATACGAAGATAAAGAAGCCTGGAAACTTGTACACGATCTAAGTGAAGCATTTCAGTACTACTTGTTAAAAGCAAGTAATAAATTAGCTCAAGAACGCGGTGCATGTGATTATTTTGACCGCACTAAATACAGCGAGGGCATTCTTCCTATCGATACTTATAAAAATGATGTTGATACGATTGTAAAGAACAAGTTAAACTATGATTGGAAAACTCTTAGATCTGACATTCAAAAATACGGGCTACGGCACAGCACATTGTCCGCACAAATGCCTTCAGAGAGCAGTTCCGTTGTGTCGAACGCAACAAATGGAATCGAGCCACCTAGAGGATACTTGTCCGTTAAGAAGTCAAAGAAAGGGCCTCTTAAGCAGATTGTTCCACAGTATAACACATTGAAGAATCATTACACACTATTATGGGATATGCCTAGCAATGAAGGCTATATAAACGTTGTTGCTGTAATGCAGAAATTCTTTGACCAAGCCATTAGTGGCAACTGGAGTTACAATCCAACACACTTTGAGAACAACGAAGTTCCTATGAGTGTAATGATGCAAGACTTGTTAAATACCTATAAGTATGGTTGGAAAACTAGTTACTACCAGAATACATACGATTATAAAACAGACGACGACGAACCGGCACACTCTTTAGGTTGGCATGATAATGTTGCAGAAACAAAGCCTGCTACATTACAAATCGGTGATGAAGAAGAGTGCGAGGCATGCAATATATAGTTGACATAGGGCAACAATGGTGTTACACTATACAACAAGCTAAGGAAAGAGAGACATGGCAAAAACAGTTTTTAACAGAGAGAAAGTAGACTTCACAAAACAGAATATGTTTTTTGGAGCAGATCAAAACACACAACGTTACGATACGTTTAAGTTTCCTGTGTTTGATAAACTTAACCAAACTATGCTTGGTTATTTTTGGCGGCCTGAAGAAGTAAGTCTACAAAAGGATAGAGCTGACTTTGCCAACTTCCGCCCAGAGCAGAAGCACATCTTTACAGCAAATTTAAAGTATCAAACACTACTAGACAGTGTCCAAGGACGTGGTCCATGTTTGGCATTTTTGCCGCATGTTTCACTTCCTGAACTAGAAGGATGTATTGTTACTTGGGACTTCTTTGAAACAATTCATTCACGTAGCTATACACACATTATGAAAAATGTGTATGCTGATCCTGCAGAAGTGTTTGACACTATTTTAGATGACGAAAAGATAATTGCTCGTGCAACAAGTGTTACTAAACATTACGATGCGTTTACAGAAGCGGCAGATGCCTACACTCATCGCAATGAAGGTAGCATGAGAGACGTTAAGAAGAAACTGTACCTTGCAATGCAAACTGTAAATATTTTAGAAGGCCTGCGCTTTTACGTGTCATTTGCTTGCACCTTTGGCTTTGGAGAACTAAAGCTAATGGAAGGTAGTGCTAAGATTATTAGTCTTATCGCTAGGGATGAAGCACAGCATTTGGCACTAAGCACACACATTCTTAAACTTTGGGCACAAGGCAAAGATGATCCAGAGATGGCAAAAATTGCAAAAGAGTGTGAACAAGAAGTTTATGATCTATGGCGTGAGTGTGTTGCTGAAGAAAAGGATTGGGCAGAGTATCTGTTCAAAGATGGATCAATGATCGGTCTAAACACGCAATTATTGCATAGGTATGTAGAATATATTGCTAACCGCAGACTTAAAGCACTTGGTATGCAAGCTATATTTGATCAACCTGTAAACACCAATCCGTTGCCATGGACACAACATTGGCTATCTAGCTCAGGCTTGCAAGTTGCACCGCAAGAGACAGAGGTTGAAAGTTATATCATTGGCGGCATTAAACAAGATGTAAACAACGACTCATTGAAAGGATTTAGTTTATGATCGAAATTTGGGGAAAGCCTGCATGTCCAAGTTGCATGAAGGCAAAAGCACTATGTGAATCAAGACAATACAAATATGAATACAAAGAACTAGGCAAAGACTTTACTAGAGAAGAAGTATTTGAAACATTTCCAACTGCAAGGACTTTCCCACAAATTATTGTTGGTGGGAATAAGGTGGGCGGATACGAACAAATGGTTGACTACATCGAAAATACTAACTATACTGGAACAGGATACACAATTTAATGTTGATTGAAACTCCATACAAAGCAGGAGATACTGTATCTCTAAAACTAAGTTCAGGGGAAGAAATTGTAGCTCGACTTGAATCCGAAGACGATAATTACTACACATTAAGAAAACCTATGGTGCTTATAGCACAAGAAAACGGTTTAGGTTTAGCCCCATTCATGTTTAGTGTAAGTCCTGAAAACAAGTTTATGATGCGGACTTCGTCAGTATCTTGTGTGTCAAAGACACAAAATGAAATCAGCAAACAATATGTTGCAACAACCTCGGGTATTTCAATACAGTGAGTGTAGCTATCCACAGAGACACTGACGGACGAGCTTGTGGTGCAAAAACTACTGTCACAGGACAGTCGAATGTATTTGCAAATAACTTGTTAGTATCTGTTGATGGAGATCCAAACACCCACGGTGGCGGCGAACTTAGTGCCGCAAATAACAAGGTTTATATTAATAACAAACTTGTGGTCAATGATACTCCAGAAAATGCTGCACCTGATAATTTGTGTGCGCCATTAGGAGGTGCTCATTGTGCACCGGTGACAGCAGGTGGTAGTTCTAACGTATTTGTAGGCGATTAAAAGGTTGACTTTGCTAATCTTTTATCATATAATATAACTTAAATAGGAGAATAACATGACGTTACA